TCATTAATCGACAAGCTTCTGGTAATCAAGCAACCCTAATGTTTACTACTGGAATGAATGTTTTTCAGGGTACTGCATGGGACTATACTGGAGTTCCGATGTGGTCAATGGGAATGACCAATAACAATAATACAGATAGCTTTAAAATTGCATATGGCGATATCTATGAACCTACATCGGTTGCTCTTGAAATAACAACGGCCAATGTTGCATATTTTAAATATGTTCCATATGCGGCAGGTAATTTACTTGCAACTCAATCATGGGTACAAAGTCAAGGTTACTTAACCTCTGTATCTGATGTATGGGTTAATACTACTGGTGATACTATGACTGGTAATTTGCAAATTAATGCTAGATTAGGAATTTCAAAAGCCCCAGCGTCAAATGAAAGTATTGTTGTAGATAACCCAGAGGGAACCTGGTTAATTCATGCATTTAGAGGAGCAACTGATGTCGGTGGTATTCATACTAATAGCGGCGCAATCTATATTCAACACAATGGAAGTGGTGAAATTCGATTAAGTACTCAAGGTACTGCTACTTGGAATGGCGATATTTTAGCAACTAGACCTTGGGTAACTTCTCAAGGTTACTTAACGTCTTTGCCGAGCCATAACCATGATGACAGATATTACACTGAAAGTGAGGTTAATAATTTCTTTAGTGGTGCAACTGCAATTACAGGTTATAACAAATCAAATTGGGATGCTGCTTATAATAAGAGACCTACTGCAATTTCATTTAGTGGCACTGGTACAAAAACATTAACCTTAACTCAAGGTGACGGTTCAACCTTAACTGCTACATTTAATGATATTGATACAGATACAAATACTGACGGCCAAACTCTAAGTATTAGCGGATCGACCCTTACAATTAGCGGAGGTAACTCGGTTACTCTTCCAAGTGGAGGAATATCACAAGGCACAGCAGACTCACTTTACGTTAATGTAAGCGGAGATACAATGACTGGACCGTTAGCAATTAGCGGAGTAACAAGTGGACAAGAATTATTTGCAGTAAATGGAGTTAACGGTCGATTATTTACTGTAACTGATGATCTAACCGATTCACTATATAGCGTAAATACCCTTGCAGGTTTACCTGTACTCGAAGTATTTGCAAACAATATTGTACAAATTGGTAAGTTTGGAACAAATGCAATCTATGTAGGTCAAGACGGCCGGGTTGGATTTGGAACAACTGACTTTTCTTATACAGCCGCCGATCAAACATCACCAACTAATAATAGACTATTTGTAAATGGATCAATTCAACTATTAGGAGCCAACGATGCGCTTGTGTTTGGTCGTGGAACTGCTACTGTACTTAGGGATGAAAAACTTGCATTTGGTTGGGGCGGCGGTTGGTTCATGGAAGATGCTACTTACCTAAGAGTACATGGAAATAAAATGGTTTATAGTGGAGGTTCGGCTAGATTTGATGATTCTCTCTACTTAGGAGGTCAAACTTACAGATTTTATTCAGCTAACTCTGGAACTTGGACAAACGGTAATTTTGGCGCAGAGGGTGATATCTACTTTGGAACTAGAGGAACTTGGTTATCTAGTTATCTAAACCAAGCTCTCCTAACTTCATCTGCACCAACCTTTACGAATATTTACAATAATAGTTGGTTCCGAAATAATAACAGCAATGAAGGTCTCTATAACCAGGTAACAACTCAACACTGGTCGTCAAACACAAATGGTTATTGGGATGCTTCATCTACGACTAGTGTGTCTGCAATTAGATTTTATACAGGCGGTCACGTAAGTTCAATAAGAGGTTATGTTTATGCTAATACATCCAATGAAATTGGTTTCTTAAATTCTGGCGGTAACTGGGGATTAAGAATGGATAATAACTATAATGTTCAAGTATATGGTCAAATAAGTGCTACTAACTTTAGTGGAAGTTCTTCTGGTACAAACACAGGAGACCAAACAAACATTAGCGGTAACGCCGCAACTGCTACTAACGTAGCATGGACAGGAGTAACTGGTAGGCCAACTGCTTTGTCGCAGTTTACAAACGACTTAGGTAACTATGGCGGATTCTTAACATCATTACCCTCTCACAATCATGATGGAGTTTATGTACCTATTAATCCAGATGGAGACGGACCCGCTTGGTCGTATGCAGACAATAATCCAACTATTAATGGTAAATATGTAGGAGGAGGCCAGAGATTTGGAGCAGATGGCGATAACTTAACTGGTGGTTTTTTACAATCTCGACACCTTAATGCATATGATGGACATGTTAACTCAAGTGATGGATATTATGTTGGTGTAATTGAATATGGATCAATACCTGGAGTGTATGATACGACCCAAGTAATCGATTCTTCTGGTAGATGGGTAGGTGTATCGATTGCTGATAATAAAATTGCAAGCTCGTCTAATTGGAATACCGCATACGGTTGGGGTAACCATGCTGGACTATATGCAGCAGCTTCGCATAACCACGATGACCGATATTACACAGAATCTGAGTCTGACTCAAGATTTATAAATGCATCTGGCGATACAATGACTGGAAGATTAACACTTACTAGTATTAGTGGTGTTGATCAAATGGTTGAAAATGATTATGGTGCATATTTGCACCTAGGAGGATGGGCAGTTGGTAGAACAGATTCTACTGCTGTATTGGTAAACACCGCGTATAGAGCAGACTACGCTACTGATTTGTTTAACATGAACATTTCTAGATTTACAAACGACTCTGCTTATATTACATCTTCGGGCCGAGCCTATCCTAGAAATGCAAGCGGCGGGGATATAAATTTCTATTGGTCTGGACAAAGTGGACAGCCTACTTGGTTATGGGGTGGAACCGATGGTACAAACATGTATGTTTACAATCCATCAAATTTCTCAGTAAACTATGCTGCTTCTGCTGGTTCTGTTGCTTGGACAAACGTTTCAGGAAGACCTACTGCCTTATCTCAATTTACAAATGACTTGGGTCTTGGTGGAGCCGCCGTTACTATTCAGGACTCTCCTCCAGCAGGAGCCGCTGGTAAATTATGGTGGGAATCCGATACCGGTAAACTTAAAGTATATTACGGTAGTGCTTGGGTTGATGCTACACCAGTTCCTGATATGTCGCTTTACTATTCCAAAGCCGGTGGTTCAATTAATGGCGATGTAACAGTTAGACAAACTCTTACTGTGGTAGGTAACACTCTTATTCAAGGTGTTCTTACTGAGACTTCAGATATCTCGCTGAAAGAAAACATTCTTCCACTTGAGAATTCTTTGGATAAAATAATGAAGCTGAATGGTGTATCTTTTAATAAGAAAACCACACCAAATATGAAAGAAGTTGGTTTTATTGCACAAGAAGTTGAGGCAATTATCCCAGATCTAGTTACAGAAACAGGCGAAGGAATCAAGACAGTATCTTATTCTAGAGTAACTGCGGTTTTAGTTGAAACAATTAAGGAGCAACAAGCTCAGATTAATGCACTAACAGATATGGTAAATAGCCTAACTAAAAAACTTGATAATCTATAAGATGGCAATAGACTTTCCTTCTTCTCCAGCATTAGGCGATCAATTTCCAGCATCAACTGGTAGACTTTATATCTGGGATGGTTCTTGGACAACTAAAGGTGACACAACTTCACCTAATCCATTTGTGGAAAAGCCATTTAAGTTTAGATCAATCTATACTAGAGGCTATATGTTTGGTGGTTATAAGAATGCATCACCATGGAAGAATGCTAATCGAACAGTACACTCTACTGATATTACTACAAATTTGGGTGATCATTTAGATTATGGTGGCGCGTATGTAGACGGCGGTTATAGTGATTATTATGCATACATTTATGGACTTCAAGATTCATTTTCTGGAGCCAGTACACATACGTCTTCTTTTAATATGAGTAGTGAAGTAAAACGTACACATGATTCTAATTGGAATACTAAAACTACCCGAGACGATGTCGGCTGTATACTGAATTCAACTCTAACTATGGCTTACATTACTGCGGGTGGATCGACTGCTACTGATAAACATAACTATGTTACTGAAATAATGTATGTACTAGGATCTGCTCCAGCTGGACCAACTGTCGGCGACGCATATGGTAACGTAGCAGCTTGGCAAGGGGAGTTTAAAGGTTGGATTTGGAAAACTGGATCAGGTGGAAACTTTACTTTTGCCACAGAAACTTGGGCATCCGGTGGAACAACTGTTGCAACTGATGGTTGGGGTAAAGCTCTACCAACAAAACACGGTCATGCCTATGTTAAGAATGGCGGTAATATCGTAACTGGTGCATACAAATTAGATGATACAACTGGCGCTCAAATCAGAACAGATTTAAACTTTGATAATTCTGGTGAGGAGAACTATCAAACTGGTCAAAACTGGGGATATTGTATAGGTCACTATAATGGCGCTCAAAATAATAACACATACAAGGTGCACTCAATTACCGATGTATACACTGTACTAGGCTCAGACTCTCAACCGAAAGGTCATGATGGCTGTTCGTCCGGTGCATGCGCATCAGCAAGTGCATTAATTATAGGAGGACTTTAACTATGGCATTTTCATTTCCATCATCACCAACTACAGGATCTCAGTTTGTTGCACCAACTGGCATAATATACTTATGGGACGGTTCATGGACTACCACTGGTGATACACAAACAACTAATCCTTTTGCTAATAGCTTCCTGTATAGGAGCATCTATACAAAGGGCTATATGAATGGTGGATATAAGAGTAGCTCACCATGGAGAAACGTAAATAAAACAATCCACGCGACAGACATGACAACTAACTTAGGTGATAAACTTGTCTATAATAGTAGTTATGTCGGTGGAGGATTTAGCGATTATAATAGTTATATCTATCCTAGTACAGGATCGGTTGGAGGATCGGGTACCATTGTAGAATCTATGAGTATGACTACCGAAACCATGTTTTCACTAGATGCTGCTAGGTATTTAAAGAGTACACGAAGTGACTGTGAAGCATTAATGACTCCGTCATTAACTTCAGCATACATTGTTGGCGGCGGTACGACTGCCGTTGATAGGCACAACTTTACAACAGATATTATGTTTTCAGCAGGCACTGCTCCAGCATCGCCATTATCCGGTGGTACTAGCGGTGGACTTGGTGCACTGTTTGGTGAATATAAAGCCTGGATCTCTCAAGGAGCAGGCTCTTCATTTACTTGGGTAACAGAAACATGGGCAACTGGTGGAATGAGCTGGGCAACTGATGGTCAGCCGAAGGGGCTATCTAGCAAACATGGACATGGCTATGGCAGTACCGGCTCTTATCCAGGCAGTATTAATCTTTTTAAGTTTAGCGAAGCAACTGGTTCAAACCTTGCTACAATTACTAGACCTAAAAATAATGGCGAAGAAAATTGGCAAATTGGTCAGAACTGGGGTTACATGCTTGGCGCATATGATGGAGGTCCTCTTGGCCAAAATAACGATACAGAAAAAGTAAATTATCTAACTGACACGACAGTAGCTATGGGAAGTGATACTGCACCAAAAGGTCACGATGGATGTTCCTCAGGATCATGCGCTACGGGATCTGCCGTATTTGTTGGATATTAATAAATATTTTTTATAACTAAAATTCAAAAACTATGAAACATTTTATTGTAAGATTTTATAAATCAGTTCCTCAAATTAATGGAATGACTTCGATTGGTTGGCTTGATTCATACGGTATTTTCTCGGTTACGGTTGAGGCAGAATCTGCACTTCTTGCGCTAGATGTTAGTAAAGAAGAAATTACCGAAGATGAAGCTATCACCGGTTCTAAGTTCTATGGTATCTCTAGAGATTATCGTAAAGCCTATTCAGTGGTAGAAGGTTTGGAACCCGATGAAGAAGGTGGTTCTAAAACTAAAGTCTATCATACCGATCACACAAGGTCAGTTACACTTAGTCTAATGAAAAAGATTACTAAACGTAGAATCGTAGATGAATTCAATCGAAGAGAAGATAGAACTGGTGAAGAAAGTTTGATTACCTCAGTTGATGCAGCTACTACTATTTGGGATCTAAATATTCTTAGAGAAGATCTACTTGGTGTAGAGATGCCCGTATATCAAGCTCAAGAAATGGGTCTGCTGGATGAAAGAGGACTACGTATTGTACCAGTTGATTACAGTAAAGGATTCTAAACAAATTAAACAAAACTATATGAATAAAAACGATGTTTTACAATTAGCGGAAAGCCATGGTGGCTGGAGCATGAGCGATTTTCAAAGTCGGTATTTTGTAGTAAACTCACAAGTTACAGATTATCGTCGAGTTAGGCAAGCCCTGCTTGAAATAGAAACTCGGCTTGCTGCTAAAAAACAAATAATTCGTGATTCTAAGAAAACAGAAGTAAATATTAAGATTAAGCAGCGCGATTTAGAAAATGAAAGCCGTGATCTTGAAAAGGAATTAATCTTATTAGATATCGATCAATATAATTATGATTTATCAGTATATGCAAAAAAGCTGAGAATCGTTGAAGAAGAACTTGATCAATTTTCTAAATTAGTGGTAGAAATTGTGCCAACCGCTGAGGACTTGCAAAAGTATACTCAACATGACGAAGAGTTAGAAAGAGAATATTGGATTTATCGTATGGCAAAGCAGGCTAGCGTCGATATGGTAACGACTGGTCGCATTGGAGCAGGTAACCTTGATTCAATTGCAATGATGACACCAAACGATCAAGCTTTTACAATTGGTTCAGCTTTACTTAATTCTAAAAAGTTAACATCTGGTATTAATAAACTAGAAGAAGCAATTAGTACAAATACTAATTTGTTAAATAGCAACTTTACTGGCTTGTTTGAAAACACTGAGCTGCTGAAATTATTAGCAGGTAATAATGAAAAGATTGATGGCGAAGATATTTAGTATACCAATTAACCCTAAATTATCTGAGACACAATTTATAGAATTCGTTCAGTTCTGCGATACCTATAAAGACTATATCTCAGATCTATATTTTACTTGTAGAATTACTCCATTTACGCAAGATGCAATGGGTGATGTGTTTGTTGCAGATGATTCTGCGCAATACATGATTGATATGGCAAAATTTATTCAAGACAAGACAGGTATTACTGCATCTGCAACATTTAATAATATATCAGTTAGACCTACTCAAGAAAATCTAGACCTATGGATAGAGTCATTTAGGCCATTGTATGAGGCTGGCATTCGACTATGTACACTACCATTTAATCATTGGCTCTTAACTGGGCAAATTCAAAAGGAATTTCCAGAATTAGAGGTACGAAGTTCCATCCTAATGGATACGAAGACAGCGACCGACGTCTATAATGTAGTAACCAGTGGGTTTAACTCAGTTTGTATTGATAGAGCCCTAATGCGAGATCATGATACAATAAAGACAATTGCCAAAATAAAAAGAAAAAATCCATTTAAGCTGGTTCTTTTAGCAAATGAAGGCTGTTTAGGTAAATGTCCAGTAATGGCGGAGCATTATCATTACAATAATACTAGAACAACAGATAGTCAATATTTCAATAATGCAATTAGCCGAGTTTCTTGCCCAAAATGGGATTTTACTAATCCGGCAGTCGTGCTAAAAACTGCAGATATTCCTGCATGGAAAGAGGATTGGGACGAATTTCTTGAACTTGGAGTTGACATTTTTAAAATGCATGGCCGAGAAAACGTCAAGAAGATTTATGAGACTATGGAAATTGTTCGCAATTATGCAGAGGGTAAAGAGAAGTTGTACAGTATTAATCTAGGTATAAACGAGCAAGTCGAGAGTAAATGGAGAAAGATCATTAAGACCTGTAAATTTGAATGTTGGAACTGTAATTTTTGTGACAGAGTGGCAACAGACAGTCTAAATTCAAAGGCTACTCAAATTGCAAATCTATTAGTAACAAGCGTTAACTCTAGCTTTGAAACAGCTGTACCCGGTATATCTAGCCCAAGGGTAGATAAACTTCTAAATGAATTAGGTAAAATTTCAACCTCATATCTTGAAGTCGGTTGTCTCGGTGGTAGAACCTTTTCGAGCGTATTAGCCGGTAATTCTCTCAGGGCCTATGCAGTAGACAATTGGAAAGAAGGCGTCTCAGCCGAGAATGAAGAAATTGGTATGTCTGTTACAAAAGATGATTTTGTTAAAAATATTTCGCCATATAAGGGTGAAAATCAAATAAAGGTCTTTAATTGTGATTTCATTGATGTAAATAAAGAATCAATTAAGGATATTGATCTTTTCTTATACGATGGTGACCACTCTTATGAAAGTACTAAATTGGCGGTTGAATATTTTGCATCAACTTTTGCAGATGAGTGTATTTTAGTATTTGATGATGCAAATTGGGATGGTGTAATCGATGGTGCGCTTGCTGGTATCGAATCAGCTGGCTTAACTGTTCAGTATGATAAAAAAATACTGAATAATATTGAAGATAAAAACATGTGGTGGAACGGAGTGTTCATCGCATTGGTAAATAAACATAAAGCTAGTTACAACGACTTGGCACCAGCTACAAAAAATTAACTTCTTAGGAAATGGCAAATTTATTATCAACTAGTGTCACAGGTACAGTTAACTCAACTGGCAATATGACAGCCGCTGGTTTTACTGGTAATGCAAACGTTGGCGGAACTGGTGCTGCAACTTGGCACCCAAGTGGTATTTATGTCGGCAGTACACAATGGTTATATGGAGCCATGTATAAAAATGGATCAGGCATTTATGATGCTGGTGAAATTACGACGTCTTCACACGGCACTTCTGCAAACTGGAAGTCTGCTTATGATTGGGGTAACCATGCAAGTGCAGGCTATTTAACATCTCTCCCATCACACAACCACGATGATCGATACTACACAGAAACAGAAATTAATAATTTTTCATATTTTAGAGATAATGAAGACCGAACTCTAAAAGTTCTACGATTTACTGGAGTCGGTGGAGATTCTGGTAACACAAGTAATCACTCCTATGCAATTTATCAAGGTGGCGGAGGATGGAGTCATCCTTATCCAGATCTACATATAGGTTATCATACTGGTATTAAGATTGGAGCAAATACAGGATATGGCGGTATCAGATTCTATGATGATTCTACTATGGTAACTGAACTTTTCTCAGTCGGTAACGGAAGTTCAGATGTTAGAGTTTCTAATAATTTATCAGTAGGCGGTACTATAACCGGAAGTAACTTATCGGGAACAAACACTGGCGACCAAACTAATATTTCGGGTAATGCCGCTACTGCAACCAACGTCGCAGCTTCGGGTATTACTGGTCAAACAGGTATGTGGACGAGTGCCGCTAGACCTGGTCCATATAGACTTTACCGAAATGAAGATAACTCTGCATACAACGTTCAAACTACTTGGAGTGCAGATGTAAGTGGATATTGGTCTCTTCGTGGTTATCTTAATGATACCTACCATGCTCCATGTTATGTAGGATATGCGGGATATGCAAGTAGCGCAGGATCTGTTGCATGGGACAGTGTTACAAGCAAACCTGGAATTTATCTTCATAATACTTGGCATGGAAATGTTTACTTAGGAACTGGTGGTGATGTTTACTGTACAATCCTCTATGATTCAAATAACTCTGGTTATTACCTAGATCCAAATGGTACTTCTAGATTAAATCGAACTAACTATGATTATGTTTATTCATACAATTGGGTATATGCTGAAGGCGATGTCATTGCATTTTATTCTGACGAACGGTTAAAAACTAGAGTCGGCACTATTGAAAATGCACTAGATAAAATTAAGCAGTTAACAGGTTTCTATTACGTAAATAACGACTTAGCTAAGTCATTTGGATATAAAGACGAAAAAATTCAGGTAGGTCTTTCTGCACAAGAGGTACAGTCAGTTTTACCAGAAGTTGTTACACTTGCGCCATTTGATACAGAGTTCAATGAAAACAATCAAGTAATTGGATCCAAGAGTGGAGAATCATATTTAACAGTTAGCTATGATAAATTAGTGCCTCTCTTAATTGAATCTATTAAGGAACAGCAACTTCAAATCGAAGAACTTAGATTTGAAGTTAAAAAATTAAAAGGCGAATAATATGGCAATCGGAACTGGCACAGTTTCAATGACCGCTATTAACTTAGAATTAGGTCGTTCATCTAATGCTCAAATCAGTTTAGATTCAGCAGAAAATGGTTCGTACGCTGCAATAAACTCGTGTTCGCCGAGCCGTCCTAGTTCAGCCAATTCTGCGGCAATGTCTGAGTGGCGAGGCTATAACCACTCCTTTGCCTGCTGTAATGCTCCAAGCATTTCATCAAATTCAGTTTCTTCAAGCTCCTTTACTATTAATGTAAGTTACACAAACTGTTCAGCCATGCACGTTGAATATAGTTCAAATGGTGGATCTACTTGGAGTACTAATACCGGTGGGTGTAGTACAACTTCAACAGTATCTGGTCTTGCTTCAAATACAGCATACCAAGTTAGAGTGCGAATAACTTGTACTTCAACTAATGGTTATTCTGGATATTCAAATACAATTACAATGACAACTAGCGCCGGATGCCCAGCATATGGAACTTATCTGAGTCAATTTTGTTCAGGCTGTGCACTTTATTATCGATACGCGAATGGTAGCTGTGGAACTTACGATCAAGTTTATTCAGACTGTACTACTGCATGTGGTGGATGTTGTTGTTCGCCTGGGTATGGAACCTATTTAAGTCAATATTGTTCCGGCTATGATCTTTACTATACGTATTCAAATGGTTGTAATGGAACCTATTCTTCTCTAATTGAAAGTAATTCTACAACATGTGGATATCAAGAGCCATCCATAAATTGTTACGTCTACTTTGGAGATGGAAGTGGTAGCTGGTCAGGCCGTGACTGTGATGGAAATATAGTCGAAGGCTGGTCTTGCTGTTATGGCGAATACCTATTTTGTGGGACTAGTATTTCATATGGTGGATATGGAGACCTTAACCAAGTGTGCGGAACCAGCCAATGCCCTACTCCAGATATGCCTATTCTAATTAATCCTAATACTTGGGTGATGGCAGGAGACCTTAAAGTTGGAGATTATGTTTACACTAAACACGAAACAACTGGTGAATGGGGATCATACCAGGTGACCTCAGCAAACTCAGGAACAAATATTGTTAGTCGTACTATAATTGGAGGCCAAGAAATAAAAGTATCAAGCAATCATAAATTCTTAACTGAAAGCATGGGATTTGTTCCATTATCAGAACTATGGGTTGGTGCTAAGGTACAAACAGTAAATGGACTTGCCGAAATTGAATCTATTGAATCAATTGGAGTGATGGAAGTAGTTCAAATTGAAGTTGATCAAGCTCACACCTATGTTATTGGTGAAGTTGTATCACATAATAGAAAAGACGAAGGAATCGTATAATGCAAAACTTACAAACATATCAAATCGAAGATGCTGTCTATGAATTAGACACATACTACAACATTGGAGCAGTTTCCAGATTTAAAATTGTTGGAATAGTTGATGTAAATTCAACTGTATTCTTTATTTGTGAACGAGAAAATGGGGCAATTCATATTGGTTCCCCAGAGTATGGAATCTATACTCATACCTTTATGTACTATGCCCTCTTATTTCACAATAAAGCAAAAAATGCAGCAACCCAACCTTAAAACTGCCTAATTGAAAATAGTATAACTAATTGTATGAACTTTTCTGTGTGGTCCAATTACACAAACAAGTTCAGTTAAAAATAAAACAATTAGTATGAAGAAAACTTCAATTGGGTCAAATGCGGCCCGTTTTCTCTCAACATTCAATGCGCTTGTTAGAGGGAGTAAGAGTTGGATCCTTGTATTACTTGTTATGTTGACTACGACTGTAGCCCAGGCACAGTATAGCAATACTGCAATTAAGAATGGTTCTGCTGAAGCTAGAAAAACTAGCGACACAATAATTAAGCCCGGTCCAGGCGACTCAATCATGGGTCCAACCGAGATCGCCGAAGTTATTGTTACTGCGAAAAAATATCCGCTACAAACAAAGGTTGGTCCTTATAATCAACCACTTTGGAGTACTATGCGAATGTTTCCATCGACCAGAGTCTATGTCATGAATCCACCGGGCTCAGTGATGTATGAAAAATGGTTTGACATTCGTGACCGTCGGAACGGTCCAGCTCAAGTCAGAATGCGTGATGAATTTACATTTGGCTTAGGTAACCGACTACAACTTGACTTATATTCACACACAGTATATGATGGTGAAGACGGTAGTAAAGAATTCAAATGGAGAGGTTTCTCATGGGAAATACGTTATGCACTTGCCGATTGGGGTAAGATTTGGGGTAACCCAACCATTTATTTAGAACATAAGTTATTGGATGGTCGTATGGGTATTGAACCAAAATTATTACTTGGTGATAGAATTGGTAATAATGGCATTTGGGGATTAAATTTAATTTATGAGGGTAACATTGCCCCAACTAAAGAATTACAAGAACGGGAATACGCGTCAACTGCATCGTATGGTCACATTATTAATAACGATGTTACAATCGGTGTAAGTAGTATGTATCGTTATAATGATTATGGAGGTAGTAGTCAAGAGATTTATCTTGGACCATTATTTCAATATCGTTTCAATGGACACGCATACCTCAGTGTTGAGGTAATGCCCGGTTTAACAAAAGAATCAAAAGCATCACGTAGCACAATCATTTTTGCATGGAGATTTTAATAAAAGGACAAGAATTTCTTGTCTATTTAATTTTTATTATGTTTATCACAGGTATCCTCAAGGACCGGGGATACCTGATGGACATTTTTAGAGTCTTAACCCAACGAGTTAAGTCCAAAAAGATGGTGGTCTTTTTTGTCTCACTGTTTGGTGGAATCCTACCCATTCCAGGTAGAGTTGCACTCTCAGCGAGTATGCTAAATAGCATTGCACCAGTTAATGATAAAAAGAGACAGAAATTTGGCATCATCGATTATTTAGCAACTCACCATTATTATCTATGGTCGCCTTTGGAAAAAACTACAATTATTCCAATGGCAGTGTTGGGTCTTACTTATATGCAATTTATGTCATATATTTGGCCTCTGTTACTTATTAGTGGTCTCTATATTAGTTACTATATTCTTTCATTAAAGGACGATGAAATTGATATAATTATGCATGACGAACCAGTTAACTGGAAAAATATCACATTAGTGGTTCTACCATTTTTTGCAGCAATCTTAGCAAGCTGTTTTAGCGATCACTACTTTGCTATTTTTACGGCATTTACCACTTATCTAGTTTGGTATTCAAAGAGTTGGAAGAATCTTATATCGTATATCAATTGGGAGATTGTTTGGATAGTTGCGCTAGTTATTATTTTAGGTAACCTAGTCGCATCATATTATCCACTAATTGAATCTTATATCAAAACCTATTCCACATCACAGAGCATCATTCTAGTCTCTATGGTAGCGTTTCTATCGTCATTCCTATTGGGATCTTCGGCCAAATACGCAAGTATTGTAAGTTTATTAACAAGTATCTTTGGCATGCACTATTTTGTGCTGTTCTTTACACTTGAATATTCAGCATACCTAATTTCTCCATCTCACAAGTGTTTACCAATTGGGCAAAAATATTTTCATACTGGGTTTTTAACATATCTAAAGGCCCTAGTCATTTGGATTTCATTAATGATTGCCTATGCGCTGCTAACAATTCTTTAATCGGTAGTAGCAGCCAGTATTTCCGGTAGAAATAGACAAGTTCGAATAAATATCTTTAGAATAAACTTTTCAAGAATAATGGCTCTACACTATAATCCAAGAATAACTACCCGAAATTTACTCCTAGCCCTGGATGCAGGTGACGTTAATAGTTACCCTGGATCCGGTGCAATTTGGTCTGATATTAGTGGAAATGGATTCTATGCAGATGTTATCGGAAGTCCTCGTAATATTACAGTAGGCGGAGCCAAATGTTTCTATTTAGATGATATTGGAGACAGGTTTGTAATTAGATTCGGCAGTGCGCAATATATGAATTCACTTACGCTTGAGGCTTGGATTTACCCAGAGGCTAATGAATTAAGTGGAGGAGACCGTGGGTGTATTTTTCAGGGATGGGCGTATCTTAGTTGGAATAAAGGTAACCAGCAGTTAAGTAACTATTGGTATGCAACCACAAATCAGGGATATCACGAGCCTGGAGTAACCATGGACAGACAAGCTTGGCACCACCTTACTTCAGTATGGGACCGAGGTACAAATACTCTAAAGCAGTATGTAAATGGATCCTTGGTTAATACTGTTTCAACTTATGCAACCGCTGGCTATGTATACAGTGATTGTAATGTTGGATGGGAAGCAGACGGCCGTCAATTTTCTGGTGGAATTTCTGTATTACGGGTTTATAATAGCGCCCTATCCAGTGAAGAAGTTTTAGCAAATTACAATGCACAAAAAAATAGACACGGTCGATGAAATACGTAGAAACTGGAATTGACTTAGATGGAACTCCATGTTGGTTTGTTCTAGAAGGAGCTGACCTAATTGGTATTTACTATTCTGAAGCCGAGGCAAACTCTGCCGCACAGGAATAATTATGTCAATTAAAAGCGGATTAGATTATAATGAAAATGGATTAATTTTTGCATTTGATACAAATGACAGAAATACTTCATATTTAGGGGCACCTACTACAAACCTAGCATATTTGTCAAATCCTTCCCTAAACTCCAACTCAAATTGGTGGACTAACAGTGGATCAACCACATTTAATGATAATGACACATCAATTGCTAAACCGGTAATCGCAAATGTTGATACGTCTGGTCTTAAGATTTTTAGTTCAACCGTAACTGAAGTTGGGAGTCAGCATATAGGAAGCTCAATTGTTCCAGTAAGCCCAAGTACAGTCTATACATTCTCAATCTATTTTTATTTTACCGGAACCACTATTGGAATACAGCCGCATGTTAGAACTGCAGTCAATAATACGTTTATTGCGCCCTTTGCCTATAATGGAGATACTAATTACCTAAATTGGCCTCGGCATAAGTGGATTAGAATTTCTGCTACGGTAACTACTCCAGCTAATGAAAATGGCCTCTATATGACTAGCTATACCGGAGACTTTGTTGGTGAAAAACTGGCATATTTTGGTTTTCAGCTTGAACAAAGAGATTTTGCAACTCCATTGGTGCTTGGATCAAGAAGTATAACTGGCGGTTTACTTGATGTAACCGGAACTGGCACAATAGATTTAACCCGAGCTGGTTATCTAAATGATGGCACTCTCTATTTTGATGGTACAAATAATTGGTTAACGGTAAGCGGTATATCTAACGCAAATCTTTCGCAAAATCAAACTCTAATTTCATGGTTTGAATGGTGGGGAGACACAGGCGCTCCGCACCGAACCCTAATTTGTACTTCACCAGATTATCGAGCAGGTCTTAAACTAATGAGTTACTACCACGGTTCAATTGCAGCATGGGTTGGTAATAATACCGGATCTGCCGACTATCTCCTAGGTGGGGGTGGAACTCCAACTGGCTGGAATATGCTGGCTTGTACACGATCAACCGATGGTCAACTTAAATTATATTTAAATGGTTCACAAGTAGCTAGTGCAAATACTGGATTTTATGGAGGAACCTATTTAGGATCGGCGCCAATGATCGGCGGCGAATATCATTCTAAATATTTAGGTGAAATTCCAATGGCTCTTGCATATAATCGAGTTTTAGGTCAGCCTGAAATATTAGAAATTTATAATAGAACCCGAAGTAGATATGAAAATAGGGGTTGTTACCTTTGTTAAAATAATTTAAGATATGGCAATTCGTATTGGATATAATGGACAAGTTTCGACTGGGTTAATTTTTGCATTTGACTCTGCCGATTTTTTTAATAGTTATAAAGGAGCACCAACTGTAAATACTATACCGTCACCACAAGTAAACAGCTATCCGACCTTAGGTAATGGTTGGGCCACTTATAATACAAATAAGTATTGTGGAAATAATGGCTGTGCTGTTTATTGGGATATTCCCGCAATTTCAAGCGTATCCAATAATATAATTACTACAGTTAGCTCGCATGGAATATACTCATTTGATGTAATTCGACCAGAAACTAGTGGAGGTGGAGTTAGTGCAGGCACAGACTATTTTGCAAAGAAAATTTCAGATACTCAGTTTTCACTACATGCGTACAATGGTTCACAAGGTGGGGATCAGGGTTATATTAATCCAGCAACCGGTGGTCATAAAGTTCACGATTCCTTTTGGTTAGATCAAAGAGTTTCAGTAAGCGCCAGCGGATTTCCTACTAAATGGTGGGGAGCACCGCACCTTCCAAATTCAGGTCTTGTTAAAGAAATAATCACTGGAGGATTTGATCTATATCCTTCTCAAAAAACTGATTGTATGCGTCTACATGCGCATCGTCCAGAAAGCGCAGATGGAATGGCATACGGGCCAGACGCAGTAGTTGTACCAGGACAAGTTCATACATATTCATTTTGGACAAGAGCTTTAAACCAACAGACTGCAAATGCTGGCGGAAGCATGTCTAATTATAATTATGGAAGTGTTAGTCCAACTAGCTGGGGTCACAGTTATACACATGGTCCTCTTGGTGTTTGGACCAGACAGTCTTTTCAATTTACACCAATTAATGAATATGTAATTTCCTACTTTTGGCCAGGAGCCCTTGATAAGTATGATATAGCAAACATTCAAGTAGAACAAAAATCTCACCCTACTCCATTTGTTGCAGGGTCAAGAAGTACAACGACTGCTCTACTTGATGCAACAGGTAACCGAACAATAGATTTACCAGTTATGAGTTATGATAATACTGGAATGTTTCAATTTGATGGAACCGACGATTACGGTAGCGTAGGTAATTTAGGATCAATTTCTGATTTTACCGTTGAAATAGTTTTTAAATCAGATAACGTTTCTAATTATAGAAATCCAATTGATTGTAATTGGTTAGTTTATAGCGGAGCTTATAGTAATATTGGACCGAGGCTTGAACAAAACTCTTCTGGAAATTTAGTATGGATAGTTGGAGACTCATCCGGTAGTTATACTGGAATACCCGTAGTTTCTTCTGGGTTAAGTGGCACACCATACCACTATACTGCAATTACCCGAACCGGATCAACCTTTAAGACCTATTATAATGGTGCTCTTGTAAGTACAGCCTCTTTTAGTAATTGGTATGGAGCATTTTCAAATTTAGTTTTCGGAAAAGGTTTTTCCACAAGTAGTGAACGATGGTTTATTGGAAAAATTCCAATTGTTAAAATATACAATAGAGTTTTATCAGATAATGAAGTATCTCAAAACTTTAATGCATACAAAAAAAGATTTAATTTATAATGGCAAACCCATTTGAAAATAGAAGATGGCTAGTTATTCCATCAACTATTGTTGAGTCAATTAATTTTGATCAGGTTCACGAGTTTAATGAAAGTTCTCTAAGATATTCCCTGGACGGTTCTCAAACATTTGTTAAATACGATATTAACATAGTAGAAGAAGATATTGTACAAACTCTGCTTAACCCAGAATCAATGGTCGAAGAAACTTTTACTACTCCAGCTGGGATATATGGAAGACCTTCTATTTGGAGCGAATCTTATCCAGAATTAACTCATGAAGAGATTATTACTCTTCTTTCCACTGAAGCTTGGTCAGAACCTTTAGCTGAAGTCTAATATAAATAATAAAAAATATTGTTTACAATGTTAAAAGTAAAAATCGAATCGATTACAGGATTTGGCAAAACTGCAGAATTTGCTATTATCCACTTAATGCACTATGATTTAGCATCAGGCAGCGCGACTGCTTCTGTTAACTTATATGAAGCTGATCCTAATCCAGGAACACCATCAACTCCAGTTGTTCAAATTATGACTAAGCACATTAACTGCACAGCAGAAGATACTGCTAATTGGGGTACCGATGATATGGTATTCGTTGATGTAGTATTGGAAAAAGCGGGTTTAGTTAGAGATACTGAATGGGTTCAACCAGAACCGACTCCAGTTACGCCTCCGGCTGAACCAGAATTACCATAATTTAAATTTTAAATTAGTTAAAAGGGAATATTTTATGTTCCCTTTTTTTATGCAGCAAAACCAGAGTTTGACCCATAGTATAAGAAAACAAAAAAGTAATAACTTCATGAAGAACTTAACAGTAAAACTTTTTGAAATCTACTCTCTACAAAGCGAACTTAATGGCTTGATCAACCAGCAGAATGGAGAGAAGGTAAAATCAGGTATTCTAGACGAAGAAATTGGTCTAGTTGCTAAATACTGGATTAACCAGTTAAACGATGTGGTAAATGCTGAGGCTAAAACCTTAGATTCACAACGTGAAGAATTGATCAAAAAATATGGTACGGCTGACGAGCAAGGTGGAGTTTCTCTCCAAATGGTTATCAAAGAAATGGACAAAGATGGTAAAGAAGTTTCTAAGATGAATCCTAACTTTGCAGAATTCAATAAGGAATTTAATGAATTATTGAGTCAAGAGAAAGAATTATCGTATCACCCAATTAAGTTAGAAACGCTTAAAGATGTAAAGAGCGGTAATAACTACCCTACATTCTTTAAGTTTGTAGAGGCTTAATCTAATAATACCTACTATGAAAGACCGAGGCTGTACGCGAGTGCAGCCTTTGTTTTTTAGGTGGAATAAATAATCTATATGATACTAAGCGCAAGACAAAATGGATTCCTAATCAGTTTCCCAGAGACTTTCTTCTCAAAGGAGATAAGTAAGAAATACGAGAAATACTACAATAGTCTTATTATGCCATACGAGACGATTGAAGATTTTATGGCATCTACTATTCAGTCAGTAACATTTAATGGCTTTACCGTGCCTATGGTAAGTCAAGTTCGACCTCTTGGTAAAATGCAAGAGTTTCATAGTGCAAAACCGATTGCAGAAATGTTTGAGCGTAAGTTTACAATTAAATTTAAATTGAGTGATGCTTACCTTAACTATTTTATCTTTTTAGATAATGCTCTTAACTATTTAGATCAAGGAAACTTGGAACCAACTAACCTACGTAGATCGCTAAGTGGCGAAGGCAAGCCTTTTGTTAAGGATCCACAAGGAATTACAATGGATCCAATCAGGTTAACTCTCTTAAATAATGAGGGTTATGCAGTTTCGTCTATTGTGTTTAATCACCCAATTTTGTCAGGAATGACACAAATCTCGCTTTCATATAATGAAAATGCTCCAAAGTTTAATACATTTGAAGTATCATTCCAATTCTATAACTTTGATATTGCCCTAGATTTTGGTGAGGGTCTTAACTATATTGGTTAAACGTAAGAGTCTAACGTAACACTCTTTGGAAAAGGTAAGCCTTCGTCCTTTAATTTTTCAATATAAGCCATAACAATATCCTGTTTATTTGGATAGAGCGGAGACTTCATGAACAGATCAAATGTTTTCTTAAATGTATTCCATTCGTTAAAAGGTAAGGCTTCTCCAAAAATCGCTTTTGCCATATCTTCGGCAGACTCAGCAATTAATTGACGATCCATGATTTTGTAATTTACCTTTTTCATCTCTTTAACAATCTTATAGAGACCGTCTGGTCTTAACATATAACCTGTAAATTTAGAAGGTTGTGTAGGATCGCCTTCGATATCTTCTTTTCTGGAATCAAGAATTGTAAATAGGAAATATACACGGTGTTTAGTTGTATCAGGATCTTCTTCTATATTTTTATAGAAAACATCAGTAGCCTCTTTATTTGCAGTTTCCGGTCTTACAAAAATATCAATTTGAACAGGCTCGTGATTGGTTGGAGTAAAATTAGTTGAAACAATATTAAAACCATAAAATGCTTTTGCATCAATTCCTTGAGCTTTACACAGCTCAACGATTTTAGGAAGTTCTAAATCTGTGTATACCAGGCAATCAATATCTCCTGAAATAGGTTTCTGTTTCCAGCTACCAATCGGTTCACCAGGCTGGCTTCCGAGTATTCCCTGGACTACCTTATCGTTAAACTCTGCAACGATTCTTTGAATATCTTCTCTTTTAACAGAAACCGTTTCTGGAAAAGCATTACCGCCTTCTGATATGATAAAACTGGTATATTCTAATAGGTATTTCATTATAGTGGGTTATTGTTATCAATCCAAGCTTTACCGTCAAGCTGGCCAGAATCTTGATCAATAGTTTTTATTAAAATTTGATCAATAACATTTCCTCTAAACATTTCCGTAGTTTTATCAAAGCTTGGAAAGTAGGTTTCAATTTCAATTTGAAAAGTTATTGTAATTTTATTATTGTCAGTATAGGAAAATTTATAGGCTTTATCATTTGTCGCCTGATCTGGAAAAACAAATAGCGCAGGAATTCGGATTCCTCTATATTGAAAATACATTACACGATTACTATAGAAGAGATCAAATAGTTTTTCGGTTGCTTTAAATGTTTTATTAAGATTATCAACAATAATTTTTGCATCAAAATTTACTTTAAGCGGAAGCGAATAGAGTCTAGCTGAATAGGCTTTACTTTTCTTTGCATCATTTTCATCAAACTCATCTCGTTGAAAAGTTCCTCTAACATATTTGTTTACAAGATCTGAAGATTTTACATTAAATGAGCTTAAGGTAATAATTCCTCTTGGAATAGGATCGTAATTACCCTCTGCCATTTGAGAAATTTTACAACTAGATGGAATTCCTACAAAAAAATCTTGCATAAATCCCTCATCCGTTCCTTGATTAAAGTAGAATGGAATAGTATGTGTTTCTAGACGATCGTCTCGCCAAAGCTCAACCTCCAATTGTCTATTTAGAAGATCTAATAGCGAAATTGTAAGGTTACGAAGGAATATATCCTGTGTGTTTGTATTCTTCATATAGGTTATTTATTCACCTAGAAAAATACAGTAGTGGAGCTGACGGGAGTCGAACCCGTGTCCAATCCGGCTACTTCAATGAATTCATTCACAGGCTTAGTCCATTTTTTCTAAATTGGACAAAATATCTGATTTGATGTATGTGGGAAACCCATCAGAAAAACAACCTGGTCTCGAAATTATTTAGTAGAGCTCCGACCTGTTACTCCAACTCTTTCGCCCCCTGTATAGATCGACTACGATCAGATGCTCAAGGTCAGCCTTGACTATTAAGGGAGCCACCTGGATTTGGCTTTCACTTCTTCTTAAAGTCCCATGAGTGATACGGGAGAGATTAGGCAGCTACTGCTAAATCTGCACCTACGAAAGACATTGCGTCTTCGAAAGTCCAAGTTGACTTATTGTCAGTTATTATTCGTATAGGTTATTAAGGAGTTTCCAATACTAACTCCGCCTGCATTCAAAGAACTACGACCGCTTGTCAAACGCCAAAACAGCCCCATATTTTATAGTATAATACTATACAAATTATCTATTTGGTCTTGAGCGAAGGAAAAACTTTTCCAAAGTTGAATTATCCCTAATAAATAACAAAAAAGAATTCGCCAAGATGGCTGAAACACTTTCACCAACATACAAACTTTTTAAAGGACTCAGCGTAAATGCTGGAGATCTTTATAGAGAGTCAACTCAATTTTTACAGCAAAAATTTAAGACTAAGGGGGATATTTTTACCCTAGCTTCACCATTTGGTCAGTTATTAGTAGTTTTACATAACTTAACTGAACTTATCCTTTTTTATATTGAAGACTCTATTACTGAGCTTAATATCTATGAGGCAAACCGACCTTCGTCAATCTATTCGCTTGCTTCACTTGCTGGACATAATCCAAGTCGAGCGATTTCAGCAGTTGGAACAATTAATGTTAAACCAGGACCTAAAGTTGATTTTACTAAGGTACCAGGCAATAAGTTAATTTTTACCAAATACATGAATTTAAACTGTGAAAGTAATGGATTGAATTATGTATTAGAAATGGCCGGCGACGAATCTAGATTAGATATGAAAGGCACAACTGGTCTAAACTTTACAATTAGACAAGGTAGACTTCAACAACAAGTATTTGGTTCATCGGGCGCTCAATTTCAAAGTCTTCAGGTAGGGTTTCCTAATAATTTCCTAATTGATAATTTTTTAGTAAATGTCTATGTCAATGGTGATAAATGGACAAAATACGAATCTATGTTAGATTTACCAAGAAATGCAACTGGTTATATTTGTAGAACTGGTGTTACTAATGGGTTAGACATATATTTTGGAAATGGTTCATTTGGTAAAATTCCAGACAATGGTTCAGAAATTATTGTTGAATATCTTATGACGGAAGGTAGCGTTGGAAATATTAATACTGATGCTTTATCTGAATTAGTGTTTAACTTTACTGATACTGCTCTTAACATATTAGGAGAAGAGGTAACTTTATCTGATATGGTTACTGTGACTTGTATAAATGCGCCAAACTTTGGAACTGACCCAGAATCAATTGCTTTAACTAGATTGATTGCGCCAAAAGCCAGTAAGAATTTTGCCTTAGTTAATATTGATAATTATGAAGTATTAATGAAAAAAATGCAAATGTTTTCTTCAGTTAGAGTTACACTAGATGAATTGGATAACCGGGTAATTAATATTTTCCTTGTGCCTGATATTACTAAAATTTTTGCCAGAGGAGTTGATTATTTTAATTTGATTGAAGATAAGTTTAAGTTAACGGATTTTCAAAAAAATGAACTTTTAAAATATATTAAGAAATCTGGAACGGAACTAGTTTCAACTACAGTTAGACTATTGGACCCTACTCCTAGAAAATATGTACTAAATATTAGTTTAGTTACATTTGTAGATTTCGACACAGATTCAATAAAGGGTCAAGTCATTGATCAAATAGGATCGTATTTTATTAATAACACTCGTAAAGATCGTATTCCAAAAAGTGATTTAATTAAATTAGTAGAAGGTATTGATGGAGTTGACTCAGTTAGTATTCAAATAGTTGGTTCTGCAAATGAAAAATCTGCAATGGATAACCCAAAGGCACTAAATCCACCATTGAATGGATTAGACCAATTTAATGATATTATAATTGAGCCACACGAATTTGCAATTATTAGAGGAGGTTTTAAAGATAGAGCTGGAAATACTTATGAAGCAGGAATTTCTGATGATAAATTATGTGCAATTAACATAAACTTCAGATCACAAACAAAAATTTAATTACTATGCACAGAGATTCAATTTTTAGAAAAGCCATTGAACGTAAAGAACAACGTCTGTACATTGGATTCAAATATAGAGATAAAATTATAGAAAAAACAGTTTCACCATATTTACTTGGAATATCTTCCTTTATGGATAAATTCCTATTAAAATTGGATGCAATGGTTTTTAACAATATTGAAGCGGTCAAAAAAATTAAAATATTTGCTAACCCAGCTCTGGATAAGAACGAGACTAAAATAAACTAAGGTCCAGTGATCAGCAAAGAGAAGAAAACACAAATAAAAAACGAACTCGAGAGTTTTTTAAGTACCTATTCTGGAGATACTTCAGAAAATGATATAGTCGATGATCGTTTTAATGAACTTGAACAAAATCCACCTATTGATTTTGATGAAATGAGTTCAGGTTTCAAGAAGAAAGCTCTTGAGATCACAGATTCCCTATTTAAGTTTTATGTAGATTTAGGTTTAATTACACAGCATGATTACCTAAAACAAAAGAAAGAACTCGATAATATGAATATCGAGACCATGTTCTTTCAGCATAAAACTATTAAGATGGCAATTGAAAGAATTATGGAAGAGATAAACCAGGGTGCAGCCCATCCGCGTTTGTTTGAAGTAATGTCGCAATTGCAGGATCGTCTTACTACTGTTACTAAAACCCAAGCTAATTATATGCTTTTTCTGGAGGATACGTATAAGAAAATGCGTAGTGAAGTTGATTCAAGGGGAGACCAAGCTGGCCTCCCTGCCTCTTCCGTAAATGCACTTCAATCCGGTGAATATTATGTCACAGCCGGAACCAAGAATATCATGAAAGAAATTGAAGGAGAAAAGCTTGATCAAGATTTCAATAATAGGTTAACTAATCCAAATGAAAAAAATTCACTAATGACTGAGCGCGGATTAGAGCATTTAATTCAACGTGATGAAGACGATGAAGATCTAAACTCAACCATTTTTGAAATTATCTAATTATGAAAGACTTTCTATCAAAAGGAGGTAGGACCAGCGTACAGATATCCAAAATGGATGATACTGAAAATAGCGCAGTTTGGACTACTAAAAAGATTGATCAGCTTCTAGCAGATTTTGAAAATGGATTAATTGATATTAAAACTATCAAAAACTCTCCATTTAAAGATAACGATCCTGCTTGGAAAAAACCAAATCTTGTATTTGAATATACGCCAGAGGAACTTGAAGAAATTAAAAAGTGTAAATCTGATGTTGGATATTTTGCAAATAAGTATGCTCAGGTTTTAACTGAATACGGTGTTGAACAAATTATCTTACGTGATTACCAAGAGGAAATTATTCGAGCATTTGGTGCAAACCGTTTTAATATCTTAATGGCAAGTCGCCAAATTGGTAAAACTGTAATGTCTGGAGTTTTTGTTGCCTGGTATCTTATTTTCCATACAGATAAAAATGTACTAGCAGTTGCCAATATTGCATCTACTACCAAAGAGGTTGTAGATAAAATTAAATCTATTTTTGAAAATCTACCATTTTTCTTAAAACCTGGATGTATTTCCAATAACGTAATGTCGATGAAGTTTGATAATGGATGTCGATTGATTGGGCGTACTACAACTAAAAATACAGGTATCGGTTTTACTATTCACTTACTATACATTGATGAGTTTGCCCACATTTCTCCAGCATATTTAGATTTCTTTTATCGAGCAATCTATCCTACAATTTCTGCATCAACTACTTCCAAAATTATTATTACATCAACACCAAATGGAATGAACCGATTCTATGAAATCTATATGGATGCACTAAATGGACTAAATACATATTCACCGCTTAGAGTTGACTGGTGGCAAGTACCAGGAAGAGATGACAAATGGAAAGCTGAAACTATTGCCAATATGGGATCTGAAGAGGATTTCAATCAGGAATATGGACTACAATTCTTTTCATCAGATCGATTACTACTTTCTTCAAAGGATCTTAAGAAAATCTTTAGTATTGCAACTAAATACGAAGAGCCTCTTAAAATTAATTGGGATCCAGAAGTACTTGCCTTAATGGAAGGTAATTTTACAGTCCACCCTAATCTAAAGGATTGGGACGAACAAGATTTTAGAAATTCGCCAGATCAATACGTATTTTCAGTCGATACTGCAGATGGTACTGGAAAGGATTTTTCAGTTATTAATATATTTAAAGTAGCGCCGCTTCCAATTAAAGCACTTGAACCAATTAAGAATCTAGTTAAAAATGAATTAGATTGTCTTTCACTAGTTCAGGTTGGAACCTGGAGAAGTAATAAACAAACAATTAATGAATACGCTCAAGTATTAGAGTACTTAGTATATAGGTTATTCAATTTTGAAAATCTTAAAGTCTTAGTCGAATTAAACCATAAGGGAGATTTTATCCTGGACAAATTAAGTAATAATGAACAATATTGGCCAGGTCAGTTAATTCATTCTAAGCACACTGAAGCCACCAAATTACTTAAACCTGGCCTTAAATTAAGTGTTACCAATAAAATTAAATTTTGTGAACGTTTTAAATACCACGTTAACGTAAATAAAATATTGCCAAATGAAAGTAAAACTGTAATGGAATTAGGATCATTTGGTCGATCTACTAATGGTACATATAGAAGCCAAAGCGGAAATGATGACTTGGCTATGACTTGCGTCAACACGGCAGCCTTCTTTGAATCTCCAAGTTTCTTAGAACTTGGAACAGAGGTTTGGGATAATACTAGCGAACAATATAAAAAGGATGTAAATGAGAAAATACTAAACTCTGTACAGGGCGAGGGCTCAACAAAAATTACCTCAGATTTAGTAGGTTATTTAAATGACACTCCACAACTAAAAAGACCAGGACAGCGGCAGATCTTTGATGAAAATTACTTAGATTCATACAAAGGAGTTTTATCTGGATTTTATGGAGATCAAAAAAAGTAGTATATTAATGATTAATTTTGATTTAACCAAAGATAGAGATGCCATTTTTAGGCGAACTATTGCCGCAATTCAACATGCAATTAAAAACGATATTGATATTGCGGAATTACCAAAAGTTAAAGTTGCTGAAGCTGAGCTTGATGCGTTTGTTTTAAAAGACGGATGGGTTGAAGCAATCGAAAAAGCAAAAAAGCACTTTGAAAAAATTGAAGATTACGAAATGTGTCATACTTGTATGTCACTGATCGAAGAAATTAAAAAATTAAACTAATACATGCAAAAATCAGCTAGAAAACGTGGTCAATCGGTACAGTCTGTTCCGGATTTATTAAAACAGGTTTCATTAAAACCATCACAAAAAGAATATTGTGATAAAATTATGAATAACGATATAACTTTATGTCATGGACCAGCTGGAACAAGTAAAACTTTTGTTGCATGTTATGCTTCAATGAAATTGTATACTGAAGATAAAATTCAACGAATAATCTTATCTAAGCCAATTCAAGAATCTGGTGAAAAACTTGGATTTTTACCTGGAGATATTAAAGAAAAGATCGATCCATTTATGGAAAGTTATAGAACCAATCTTGAAAAAATTATTGGTTGGGACAACTTAATTAAATTAGAAGGAGACGGTCTTATTGAATTTAGACCACTTGCATATATGCGTGGAGCAACATTTGATAATTGTCTAATGGTATTGGACGAGGCACAAAATGCAGATTTTCGTCAGCTAATGCTCTTTATTACTCGTATGGGTAAAAACTCAAAGGTCTTAATTTGCGGAGACGTAAGTCAATATGACATATCAAGAGACAAAGTGGCACTTCCTAAATTTATAGAAATGATGGATGGGATCAGAGGAATGGGAATTCATACTTTTGGCGATTCAGATATCGTCCGTAATAAAATATTAATTGAAATTACAGAAAGATATGACACATGGAAGGCAAATAACAAAGTTAATTGGTAAATTAGACAAGTACAATAACTACATCTAGAAAATATTTTTTATGGCAGGAATCAAAAAGGTAACAGGTTACGAAGACTTAAACCGTCGGCTTAATGACGAAATGCAGCAATTAGCAGAAGCTATTGTTGAAAAAAGGTTTACTGAAAGAGATAGAAATAGACTCGTTCGTATCATGGAACCAAAACTTAAATACTTTATTTGGAAATTCTTCAATGATAAAGATGAAACTGAAGAAGTTCTTCATAATACGTTCTTTAAAATCTTTAAATCTGTAGATAGCTACAATCCAAAATATCGATTTACAACTTGGATTTATACGATTGCAAGAAATGAATCTCTTCTACATTTGCACAAACTTAAACAGCAAATGACAACTGATATTGATAAAATTGGAAATTCTCTATTTCTAGTCGATGATAGTCGAGATAATTATGAAAAGGAAACTTCTCTTGAAACTCTATATACGGCAACTATCCTAGCAATTGAAGAAATGCCAGAATCGTTGGAAAAATCTATACTTATAGATAAAGAGTTAAACAAGATGAAAGGCGCTGATATTGCAGACAAATACGATATGAATCTCAATACAGTTAAAACTAAAATCAGAAAAGCACGTAAAATATTAAAAGATTCAGTTTTGGAAAGTAATCCAGAGCTGGTTGAAAAAATAAAGGACCTTTTCTAATGAAATATTTTAATCCAATAGTTTTTATTACTAAACTGATTGACTTAATCAAAGAGTTATTCATATTTAGAAAATACTTATCGATAATCTCTGAACTTGAGAAAAACGGTGAGTTGGGGAAAATTAACTTACGAAGAACTCGACTTGGCAGATTATATTATGTTAAAAATCTTCAGCCCGAAGTATTGCTAAATACTGACGATCTAAAGGGATTTGAGATAATGCAAGTTAAAGAATCTCTTGCTGAATATAATGATCCAATGACAAGATTAGGAATAATTGATTTTCTTAAAACTGGCTTTCGCCGAATTAAAACACAAGAAGTATATGGTTATTTAGTATGGATGGATTTTGATTTTAAACAAGTTAATTTAGAAAGAATTCTATATGTATTGTTTTATCCAATGGCAGTAACTTTATTGACAGTATATTTCTTAATTCCTGCAATTGGACACATTGAGTGGTTCCATATTTGGAATAGTCTAAATTCCAAATAAATAACAGTATCAAATAATCTTAAATTATGAACAAATTCGAACAATTTTTACAAAAACACGGCTTAAAATTAGTAATCTTTTTATTAGTTTTAACCTATATGAAATCTTGCGGAGTAGATCGTGAAGTTACTAAAGTTAAAAAGCAATTAATTTCTCTAGACTCTCTAGCAACAAAAAAGGATCTTGAGATTGAAGGTCTTAAAGCTGAAAAACGCATGATTCAAGCGACTGACCGCAAAATGTTAGACGTTCAACGTCAATCTGATATTGATGCTGAATTGAAAAAACTTGGAGCAAAATAATGAAATCTAGAGCAACCCATTACTTTATAAT